TTATTTGATTTATTGTTTTTGTCTTGTCTGTTAAATTGTTTGATAGTGGTTAGAATGACTACTACCATAGTCACAATCCAATAAATTAAGTTTTCCATTCTAAATAAATGTAAAAGATTATCCCAGTCCATTTTGTATCATCTCGTTTCGATAATTTTCAAGGTAGTCCAGTTGATCTTTTATCTCCTCTACGTAATTTTGTGCAATTTCATTATCCCAGTTATTCTTAAAATCCATCATTTTAGTAAACCAGGGTTCTTCAACAACAAGTTCATACTTTCCGGTTTTTTCGTAATGATCAACCATACCTCTTATCCTAAATACATGATAATGCGATTTGAAATTGGTATTCACATCAAAACGCATACGCCCATATTCCAGTTCAGCAGCGATATGATTCAACATGAACTCTTTATCGTCATAGATTAAGAGTTGGTCGAGTGTTACTTGGAATGATGGATTGATATAAACAAGTGTTCTTTCAATGCTCATGACATTGTCAGCTGCAGCTCTGTGATATGCAATAATTGATTCATCAAACTCCTGTCTTTGAATAAAGCGGTCTTTAGCAAAAACAAATAGATCATATTCTCCCAATGTAATGTGCAAATTACCTCTAAATCCATCAAGCACAACCGTGACATCTTTATCACTTGAATTATTATCTAATCCATATGCAATGGATCCACCGTAATAAATAAGGAGTATCTCCGTATTTGGAAACACTCCTTCAATCATATTATATAAATCACTCAATTGGATCTACCTCCTCTATGGGCGCAGGCAGTGGTGGTTCAAAGACATTAAAATCATCAATGGCATTTTCAAAACCAACAACATTTTGTTTTAACCACTCATATCCTTGAACGATAGGATTAACATCCAAAAACGAAGTGAAATCTTCAAATGGAATTGAGATATCTAATTCTTCTATTGGGTCATTTTTATTTACTCTAGCTTCCTTTGACAAATAGGAAGCAACACAGATTGTGATTTTTTTAGTCGAATAACTGATATTGAACGCTGTAATTCGATGATAGGATGCCCCTATCCCAAATTTCGTGTTTAATTCTTTTATAATTGCCATACTACTCCCTACTTTCTTTTCATTCTGTAAATCGTCACTGCGATGCTATCTGGAGATCCTACAGACATACCAGGATTTATATATAGAGCACCTAATGCTCCATAAATTGAATGTGCAAAATCAACTAGTTTTATTGGTGCGTCTGCTTGCCCTGTTAATGTTGTGATACTTTTTCCATAAGCTACCCATTGTTGTGTGTCTGTCAAAGAACTTCTAAAAGTTGGTGAAATTTCAAAATCGATGACTTTAACTGTACCACTAGTAATAGATGGACTACTAACATAATTGTCGTCGATGTATTGAGCAGCTGAATTGATGCCTGATGTTTTAGAATGCGTTTCATCGACTGTATTTACATGATGTGAAAGATAGGAACCATACAAATAAGCTTGTGCAGATGTTCTGTAATAAATATAGGTATCTGATGTATCAATTGATGAACCATAGGTTGATGCAATCACATGAATTTTGTAAATATAATCCGGATCAAATGGATATACCAAACTATGATAATAACTATATCCTTCGTAACTGTAAACCTTTTCAAGTTCTCCGCCTATCTTAATAACTGATGATACTCCTCTGGCATACAAAGCTTCGTTACTATAATCAAACGCTAGCTCACCAAGATAGGACATATTAGATGTTGTCGGTGTTGTAGTTCCTCGTTTGACTCTAATGATTGCCATTAATAAGTACCACCATCAATAATTGATGACGGTTGTAGCACCTTACTTGTATCAATTCCAAGTTTATATTTAATTTTGGTTGGAGTATATCCTGTGTCTACAACCGGATAATAAACAAGTCCATCTACAACAACAGCACTTGCATATGCAACCTCTGAAGCCGCTAATGCAATTCCATCAGTATCAATAATCTCGGAAATTTTCACATTGTCAAGAATTGTTCTTTGTGTTTCCGTTAAGTGAAGATTGCTTGCAACATGGGTATTATAAGTTGATGAAGCAACTCCACCTAAACCTGCAAGTGAAATCGTTACAGCACCAGTAGATCCGTTGACGCTTGTTACTGCATCTGTTGGAGTTAAAAGTTCTTGCCAGTTTGCGAGGGTTGAGTAAGGTGCAGCCTTTAGAATATAGGTTTTATTTAAATCCGTTCTAACCGCAACGTCACCTTCTTGTGCGTTGGATAATGCAAGCATAGCAGTTTGACTTGCGACAACATAGGTATTTGTCATTGCAATCTTTGGAACGACACTGTCTGCTAGTTTCCCACTTGCATCTAATATTGGAACATTTCCGCTTCCTGTTCCTGTGTTTTTGGTTGAAGCAGTCCCAAGATTTAGTGCAGTAATCTTTGTATCAATTTGGGCATCAACTTTTGCAACTCCAGGAATCTTAAGATAATCTGCTTCAGCTAGTGGTACAGATACACTTGCGACTTTATCAGCTTTTGCAATGTATAAATGTTCACCAGTAAAATCAACTTGAGGTTCTCCAGCTTTTACGGTTCCTGTTGTACCGATAAGTGGACCAGTACCTGCAGTAGTTCTTCTTTTAATTTGAATTGTAGCCATTTAATTTCCTCCTATTTTTTCATAAATACACTTGTAATATTGTGTATTGTATTTCCAGTTGTTAATGTGACAATTCCATTCTCATAAACAACACTTAATGAGTAGTCACCTGATGCATATCTGTATGAAACTGATGTATTAGATCCAACGAATAAGAACATCTGCTCTCCAGGAAATGTCACGACTGCATGATTATTAATTGTTACATAAAGAATTGATTGCCTTAATTCATCTGAACTTGTTCCTGAAAACCGATAAGTTCCTGGTGATACAAGTGTCAAAGATTTTCTAACAGGTAAATAATGATTGAATATCTCATCGTCTAATGCATCAACTCGTCCTTTATCATTATTGATCAGCTTTCTTGAATAACTTGTCAGCGTAACTGATGTAGTAGTCTTGGTGTATGCACATAAAACAAGTTCATAAAGCCCATCGGTTACTAATAGATTTGTAGTTGTTAAAGACGGATAACTACCTACTTGCTCTTTCAAATACAAACTTACACTATTACCTGAAGTATTTACACCAAGTACAACATATCCATATTTGCTTGAATCTGGTGTCACACCAATTGTTGTTTGATTTTCAATATAGATGATTCGACCGTATACTGAAACGTAACCATCACTAAATGTAATGGTGTTATTGGCTAATGTAAAACCACACTCGCTTTTAAGTCCTTTTAATATGCCTACATCACTTGAAAAAAGAAAATGGTATAAATCAGAATCAATCTTTGATGTTACATTTCCACCTTCAAATGTTATTTTTTGTAATCCCATCAGAACTCACCTCCATCGATGTCTGTATTGGTAATTGTTATATTGCTTGTTGACCCACTACTTGTGTTCTTACTAAGCAGTTGTATCTTTTCTGTTAATTTCACTCGATATTCTCCTAATGTAATTACTGCATAATTCATTGAATCTTTGAATGTTATGCCTGTAATCACTGATTCATAGGTTTTTCCCTTATGAATAAATGACACATAATCACCGAGATAAATATTGCTAAAAGGAATGAACACCTTGTTTTTCATGTCAATCATAAAAGTAATATTATGATCTAGTTTGGATGTTACCATTTCACTTCTGGCTTTGGTTTCAAGTGTCTCATAATCATTATCAGTATAGATATAACTTTTGGCCATAACACTTGTGTACCTATATTCAGATGTACTATCTTCAGTAATTTCACCAGTTGTAAGCAGATAATATATTTTAATACTGTGATAAATCTGATTATCACTTCTAGGATAAAAGACAACTTTATTAACAAGTTGACTTGTCGAATCATTGGTCTCCACATTTAAGATAGATGAGAAATCACTCTTAATCACCATACCTTGATTGACATTCACAATACGAAAGATAATACCTGTAATTCGTCCTCTAAGATAAGTAACATCTGTATCAAAACTAATGCCATAACCTTTTGAAACGAGTTCAAATATCTTTGACATATTGATGATATTATCCGATTCAAAGCTAAGACTTCCAGATACGCTCGTTTCTTTGCTAATGGTTAAATATGATAAATTTTGTTTTTCATCTGAGTTATTCTTAAAGTAACTTGTGATGATTTGATCTAAATAATCTGCTACATCCCCACTAAAAGTTATTGCTGGTATATCCAAATTAAAAATCTCCCTAAAATCGAGAGATTTGATGTTTGTCGTAAAATCATCTAAGAGTTCTATACTTTCAAGAATACCAATGTACGAATAGATATCACTTTTCAAAACTACGATATCACCAATAGTACAATTGATATTTGTTTTGTTTACCTTGAACGTTGAACGCTTTATAAGGACCATATCCAAAGCAAGTTCATATTGATTACTAACATAGGCATTATCTTTATACTGCAGTGTACTTCGATCTAGAAATAGTAGTTTCATATTTATATTCCTAAATAACCTTCAAGGACAGTTACTCTACAAATTGATTCTGTAGCAACACCTGGTTTAAATTCTATTTCATAATCCCCATGATCCAAAAAAATAAAGTTATCTTCTTCAAAGTCCTGGAATCCATATATGTCAGAAACCACTCCAGATTCATCCATTAACATTTCTTGTTTGCTTGGAATAGAATTAATCGTAATCGTTATATTTTCTGCAGTCAAATATAACCTTAGTGTAGATACTACTTCTCCATTCTTTTTGATTAGAAGTTCTGGATCCACAACACTACCCATCATTTCAATAACAACTGGTGCATCATTTAACCCTTCATTTCTAATGAATACTTTACCTTCATATGAACTCGAATAATAGTATGGATAACTATAGGGATAAACTTTGCCACTAGATGAACCATTGGCAATGATCTCATAGGATTTTTCTTTTAACCATAACGATAATTTTTTAAATACGATTGTACTTTGGATAGTACCTGCTACGAGTTCTGCTTTTGATAAACTTATTATATCTACATAGCAATACGCCTTGAATGCATCAGTCTGATAATACAGTTTGATATCATCATTACTTTTACTGATGAAGTCAACGAATGCTTTATAGCCTTCATATCCTTTCAAAAATATAAGTGTTGTTGTAACCTCAGTAAGTGGGATATTATATTCAGATCTTGTGAAATAATTTTGATACTCGAGATACTTGGAATCTAGAGAAAACCCTAACCCACTCACCTGTGAGATAAGTGTTTGATTTTGATAGTTGAAATAATAAATGTCGCCATACTTGTTCTCTATATAAAATTGTCTGATCAAATCACACTACCTCCTAACGCCTTGTTGATTGAGTCAATATCAAAGGTTGGTGATGTTGTATTAATTGTGATGTTATTCATATTACTTGTGGATGTGTTTGAATTTGAGTTATTCACTGTGCTTGAACCTTTTAAGTTAAACGTATCAGCAAAGAAGCTACCAATTCCGCCAAAAAATCCACTAACTTTATCTGCTGCATTTGACGCAAAATCACTAATTCCTTCAGTTACTTTATTAGCTATGTTGGAGATGCCTTCTGTAACACCTGAAAATGTATCTTTTACCTTTCCACCAAAGTCTCCTATTTTCGATGGTAAATCCCCAATCCACTCGAATATCTTCTGAATGAATTCGACAATCTTTTGAACTACATTCAACACTGGTTCAAGTACTGTTTTAAGCACATTGATAGCAGGAACCAAAATAGCATTTAATACTTCTCCCACTATTGTTATTAAAGGTGCTAATAATCCTAATATTTCTGCGAACATTTGAATTTGAGTAATGAGTGGCATTAAGATGACATCCAAAATAGGAACCAGTAAATCTACAAGCATAACTACCAGTTCAATGATGACATCTAAAATCGGTTGTAATGCTGTCATTAGACTATCTACAATAGCTAAAATAGGTGGAAGCAACTGCATGAATGTTTCCATGAGTCTTCCGAGTAAAGCCTTAAATTCTTCACTTTGAAATAGAGCCATCGCTAAAATAGCGATAAGTGCACCAATTCCAAGCGTTGCTGCATTGATACCAACACCAGCAAATATACCTGATGTACCTACTGCTTTTAAACCCAATGATGCCATATTGAGTAGTGGTCCTACTTTACCAACTACTGATAGTACTGGACCGATGGCAGCTACTAAGGCTATGATCGTTGCGATGAATTTTTTTGTCCCCGATTCTAAGTTATCCCACTTTTCAATCCAATCTTTTACAGTTGGTATAATATTGTCTCTAACCTTTATAATTAATTCTTGTAAAACTGGTAAAACCGTACTTGCTATATCAACAGCTAAACTTGACAATGCTTGTTTCGTGCGATCAAGTGCATCGGTAAACTCTCCAGCTTGTGCTGCTTGTTCATTGGTAACAATCCCAAGTTCTCTTGCTTCGTTTCTTAAGCCATTAATAGCATCTGTTTCACTTGATAAGATTGGAAGTACTTCAGTCCCAATTTTCTCACCAAAGAATTCATTGGCTATACCAACACGAACAGCTTCATCAGCAACATTACTTAAAGCATTACGAATCAATTCAAAAGCTTGATCAGCATCTTTTCCCTTCAGATCATCTACTGTTAATCCGATCATTGCTAAACTATCTGCTACCTTATCACCATTACCAGTTGCGATATCTCCTAAGATTCCATTCACTTTCATAAATGCTTTAGACATTGATTCAGTTGAAGTTCCCATGATCGTTGCGACATGATTCCATTCTTGGAACTTTTCAGCTGACAATCCTAATTTCTGAGCTGTATCACCAATTTCATCAGCAGTATACGCTGTCTTAACTGAGAAGGCCGTTAAAGCAGCAACGGCTCCTAAAATAGGAACCGTTACAGATTTAGTGAGTGTTGAGCCAAGTTTACCTATTTTCTCAAAATTAGCATTACTTAGTTGTTTAATTTTATCAGCAGTTTTACCGAGCTCATTATTCAATTTAGAAACTTCTGCTTCTGAATATGAGACATTGCGTTTCATCTTATTAAATTCTTCTTGACTCATATCGCCTACTTGAACTGCTTTTTTAGCTTTTTCGAGTTCTTGATTCTGAGTTTCAAGTTTCTTTTTAGTGGTTTGAAGGATGTCATTTAGTTTGGATTGTTTAGTTTTCCACATTTCCACATTCGTACTATCGTATTTCAGGTTTGTATTAATGGCTTTTAAATCTTTATTCTGTTCTTTTAGATCCTTTTTGATACCATTTAATTCATTTTCTAAGTCTTTACCATCAAGGCTAAGCTTGATGTTTAACCCTTTAACTGTTTCTGCCATTTCTACTCACCTCCATTGCAAAAGAAAAACACACCAAATTGATGTGCTAATGATTATTTTATAGTTTCTTTTAAATAATTGTAATTATAAGTTTCTAAATAGAATATCCAGGTGACTAGCGTTGACTTTATTCTCTCTTATTCTATGAGTATTAAAATGAAGTCTTTTCAATTTTTTAGTTAGATTGTCATAATTTGATAATTCAATTTTTGTAAACACTTTATGAATATACTCTTTTGGATCATCAAATACATGTGAATCATTTTCATAAACACTTAAAAACCTATTGTACACCTTTATTTCTTCTTCATAATCTTCAAATATCTTTGCTCTAAATTTGTCTTCTCTATATTCGTATAATTTTTCTATTTTACCAGCTAAGAAATATAGAATAATCATAATTATGAACCCACTAATAAAAACGATTAAGTCTCCATCAGGGAATATAGTAACTGCTAGTACAAAAGAAATGCCCATGTATATTGGTATGAACAATAAATAGAATATTCCAGGTCCAAAAAAAGGAATCCCCGCTATAAGTTCCATAAGATGTTTCACCCAATAATATGGGCTAGAATAATTTACTTCTCTCGATGTAAAAAGATCTTTGTAACTATACATAATTTCCACCACCATTATAAATATTTTAACATTTACTCTATTTATCTACAATAGAAACATATCAATATCTCTTTGAGTAGCTCTTTTATTCATTTGGTTTCCATTAATCACATTCATTTCAAGTCCTACAATTTCAAAATAGGTATCTAAGTCAAAGTTTTTTGTGTCTTCAATCGAAATACCCAGATGTGAAAGATTAAAAATGATGTTTGCTGTTATATTTTGAGAGTCAGAGTTATTTGGGACTCCCCTTACTTGCTGACCCTTTTTGAAAGGTACCAAGCATTTCACCTATCGTATTCGTCAGATTTTCAAGCTCGCTTTGATTACTTAAAATAGAAAAATCCAATGACATCAAAAAGTCATTGTATGATTGTTTGCTAAAAGGTCGATGTAACACATATATAATCCGGAAGATGGTGTCAATCACTGTTGATAGATCATCTTCTTTTTGGGTGCTTGATTTTTCTAATTTCTTAATATCACTAAATAGCTCTGTCGAGAACACGTTGCGGTAATCAATGATCGTAAATAGCGATGAATGAAGGCGATAATCTGTATCACCAAGTTTAAGTGTTTTTTCCATATTAGATTATCTCCTTAATTAAATGTTGGTAGCGTTGGTGCTGTCGTAAGGAAAGCTACATAGTTTGTATCTCCGACACCTGCAATAACTCTTAGAATCAGATTACTTCCAGATTCAATTGGTCTTGCTGTAATGCTTAGCGTAATTGAGTTTGCTTCAATAGAATCAGCTTTAGATTTGCTAGCATCACCAGATGGAGTTGCTGTACATAAGAAATACCAAATACGTCTTGCTTTGATATCACCTTGAATTTCATAACCCAGTGCAAAGGTCTTTGTTTCGCTATTTACTACTTCTACTAGGTTTCCATTCGTATCTTCTAAAACTCCGAAGATATCCTTCTTAAACACATCATCAACCTCTGTAAATTTAAGAGTGACAGTTGTTCCTGAATTAGATACTAGGGTTGCGATGACTTTATCATCAGCATAAACTTGCGTACTTCCACCGATTGCTTCAGTTGTAATTTCTTGTGCGCCTTCTAAACGTTTAGGTGTTGCAAAGGTCCAACTACCATCTTCTGCTTGCGTAGCGAGTGCATAGTGTACGTTTGTTAAACCAAATGTTACTTTATTACTCATTTAAAATACCTCCTGTTTGATTTCATATACTCTGTTAACTGATCCATCTTCATTGATGAATTCAGATAATAATTCAAATTCATATCCCATAGAATATAGGGATGCTTCTAGTCTATCTTCAATTGACAGATCCTTTTTTTCAGTGATTAAGCTCACTTGAAAAGTTGCTACTTTCGCTAAGGATTTATCATCTGCATAAACGATTGTTCGATTACTGAGTTCTTGGTAAATGATATAATTCGGATCATCTTCTAATCCTTCTCTTGTTCCATACGATACCTTTCCAGGTAATGCAGAGTTAAGAGCATTAAATAGGTTTTCTAGTTTTTCCTGCATTAATCATCACCTCTTTCAATAATTGATTTAATATCTTCTAGCATCTTTGGTGTTAGCAAATCAAAGGCTGGACGCATAAATGGTCTTGGACCTACATATTTCCCACTACGATGTGTAAAACCAAATTCAAGTAAGTGTGTCAATTTTCCTTTTTCATTTGAAAAGATTGAGACTGTTTTATTGACACCACTACCTTGAGGTTCAGCAATAAATGAATCAGCAAATGGTTTAGAACCACCACTTCTAGGTGCATGTGCAGTGATATACTTTATAATTTCCAGCGCTGTTTCATCTAGTTTCTTTTCAAGTTTGACAATAACTTCTTGTGCATAATCATCTACCATATTGGATATAGCAGTGCCTAGATCATCAAGCGTAACCAATGATATCACTCTTTCTGATTTTGGTTCTGCTCAAGTAAAGTTCAATGAACTGGCCAATTTGATAGGTTCGTTCAATCTTATAGATGACACCAGCAATATCTGCATACTTGCTGTTATCGTATAAGAAACTCTGAATCTTAAGTGCTATATCAATTTTGATGTCTGATCGTTTGCTTTCATAATATTCGTTCGATGTAATACTGAAATTAATACCTACTACTTCTTTGAAACTTTGAAGTTGATATGTAGAAGATCCAATAGAATTTTGAACCAAATCCATAGTTAGTAATTGCAATCTGATGTTTGGTGAATTAGGATACATTTTCTATAACTCCCTTAGTTAATGCAATTTGTCCCACCAACATATCAAATGTCTTTGGTAGTTCTTTTGCACTTCCATCATTCTTGAAGCCAAAAAACGTCTTTACATAGATAATAATCACAGTACTAACCATTGGATTCGATTCATCATTAATATAAGAAGGATCAATCCCACAACTCGTCAAGTATGCTTTGCAACTACTTATGTGAGTAGAGAGCTCATCGTCAGCATATGTTTCTGATAGTGGTATGAGTAGTGCTTTTTTCACAATGTCTAGTATCGCCATGAGATCAATCCTTTCTTATAATTTCTAACTAGCTTCAGTTATTAAGCTGCAGCTTTCTTTTTGATACGTAGGAATCCGTTATAACCTACTACGTTACCACCAGTAAATACTGATGCTTTGTAACTGATGATTCCGTCTTTGAATTTGTAGTCAGTTGATTTGCCAATTTCAACTGGTGAAAACACTGGCACTTCATAATTCTTAAGTGCACCATATGCGATAACATATTCACCAGCTACAGTATTACTATCAGCGATAGCTTTACAATGAGAGTTGATAATGTATGGAATGCCATCAATCGTTTTATTCACATAATCGATGGTATGCACCTTGCGACCTTCTTGTGTCTTAAGTCCAGCAAATGCACGTAGGTCATTCTTATTCAAGATAAGTACGGCTCCACCTTCGATTTCTTCATCTCCACCGTAAGCAAAGACAATGTCATCAAGTGTTGAATCGGTAATTGCTTCAATTTCAAGTGCCGCTTTATCCGCAAGCGCAACGGCTGCATCACTAAAGATACCAGTGAAAGTATTAGTTGTTCCGGCACCTCTTAAGATTTGTTCGCTGATTTTCTTTTTAAGTGAAATATTGATGTTGCGTAATACTTCAGCTTGATAAGGAATAGCAGGAAGTTTTTCAAGTTCTTCTGTGATTTCTGTATAAGCTGTAATCTTCACTTTTGAAATTGTCAAATAACCAAATGCAGGTTCAGTTTCGCTGTAAGGTTGTCCTTCAAGAGTCGTACCAGCAATCCCGTTACTCTTAACAAATGATTTCTTGTATGTTTCTCCACCATTTAAGTTGATCACATTCACACGATCAACTAATGTTGATACTTGAGCAAATGGAACAGGTGCTAATCCAGAGGCTGTGGTTTCAGGTAGCAAGATTTCTTCGCTTGATACTTGGATGACACGGTTTTCTCGTAAACTGGCTCCACGTTGTTCTAATTTCTCTTTATCGATTTTATTGCGATTATCAATAACAATTGGTTTGATTTCTGCTTTGCTAGCGATGGCCATTTTCTTATCGATGACACTTCTTTCTTCTTGAAGATTAGTAGTTTCAGTTTCTAATGTTTCAAGTTTGGTAATATCTGCTTCATTATCGACAAGACCTCTGATTTCAGTCAGTCTTGATTCGATTTCTTTTCGTCTTAATTCTAGATTCATAGTTTTTTCTCCTTTAGATTTGTGTTTTGATTTTAATTCGTTTCTTGATAATACTTGATTTTTGTTCTTGCTCAGCTAAGTCCATAGCCTTTAGTTCCAACTCCATAGATTCTAAAGATCGAGCGTATATACTAGTTGCATCATATGCCGGAGTATCCACTACCGACACATCATACAAACGTTCTATTTTTGTAATGGTTCTTTTTGGAATTCTACCTTCTCTGTTCCATACTTGTTCATCCACTGTAAAGGCAAAACTCATCTTGTCTAATAAGCCACTTCTTACCATTTTGTAGATGTCCTGGTTCGTATTGGTATCCAATAACTCAGCACGTACTTTGAGTCCAATACTGTCAACCGTAAGCGATAACGATTGATTCTTAGTTCTAGCGATAATTAAAAAGGAGTCCATATGATTGTATTTCATAGGAACATCCTTCATTTTAGTTTCTGATAATGCTCTTGAATCGATTTCTTCAATGAAACCATATTCTTGATCACCGATAAGTGTTTCATTATTAAAGACTAATGCATAGCCTTCTAATATCATTTTATCCTCTTCTTCATAAAGAGTAACGTCTGCAAGTCTAGTTTCCTTGATCATCTTTTCTTACCTCTACTTTCTTAGGTTTTGTTGCTGTTTGTTTCTCAGTTAGCTGATATTCATATTCTAGTTCAGAGTCCTTATAGAATAGAGACTCTAATTTTTCCTTTTTACAATAATCATCTATAATAATTGATTTCTTCTTTTGTGTCTCCAATATAACTTTTAACGCTTCCTCTGATATTTTCCCATTAACTGTTATTTTCATTTGGCTTTTCCTCCTTAGTTCCTACTTGATATTGGTTTGCTTTATCTGCATCGACAAAGTTCAATGATTGAAGTCGTTTGTTTCCGCCTTCTATTGGTTCTAATCCCAACAATGCTCTTGATTCATTCAGTGACATAATTCCAAGACTCATAAGTTTCTCAATGGCATTAACTTTTGTATTCCATGATGCGTATTGCAATCTTTCACTATAAAAAATGATCTGCTCTCCACGCTCTAATTGATTCTCAGTTAATAACCCCAAAGAAAAAGCCTCGCTTAATTGAATGGCAAGAGGCTCTATTGTAGATTCATAAAATGAGTTATACTCATCTTCTGTGTATTTGTTAGAAAATATTGGAACAGATACACCGAAGTAATCCAAGATCTTAGCTTGCAAGAATTGAAGCGTATCTTTATCAATCAGTTTAGGATCAACTTGTAAAGGTATATATTCCGACTTCAAATCAATCGGTATGATTGAACTTCCTTTCATACTAATAGATTCAGAAAGTGCTGCATCAAATAGATCTCGTTGTTTTTTCTTATCTACTTCTGATAACATCCCATTCATCTTGATGATACCTTTGATTTGCATGGATGACTTAACAGCATTATCGATTCCCTGAAGCAAACTATCATTAATTGAGATTGTCTTTAGAATCGCTTCATGATCACCAGTTGATCCACTACCACCAAAGATATCATTCTGTCCGAAATGACGTCTCAAATGGATTATGTTATCGTAAGGAAGGATATAAGACTCTCCATTATCAAATAAAAACTTAATGAAATATGCATCTGTACTATCCACAATAATTTCAACAGTAATTGGTCGTAAAGGATAGATACCTAATAGTTCTCCAGAATCCTTATCAAATTTCGGATAAACAAACGCATTATCATTCAGTAGCAGCAATGTAATTGTTTTGTAAATAAAATCATAAGGTGTCATGATCTCATTCGGTTTATACTTCAAAAGAAAAGACAGTCGACCTTTTTTCTCAGTCACTGTCTTATCGTTCTCGGTTTTGATAAATCTTGGTTTGAGTTTAGCGCATTGGCTAGCTACTCGATCAATACATATTTTTACAACATCACTTTTTGAAATATTCGTTCCAAATGGTGTGTAAAATGTATTTAAATTACTAATTAACTGGAGTGCATCAAATGATCCAGTTTTTTGCTTTCGTTTAATGAGACCCATGTGCACCTCCTATAACATATTCTCGTAATCTGTTTTGTATCTATTTAAAATAACATAAGCAATTATTAATGCTACTGTACCATCTATTCGTTTGTATTTCGAGTTCAACTTTGACGGTTGAATATTTCCATTTAGATCAACCTTCGCTTGTGTATTTGATAAACACCATTTCATGATTGGATTGTTGTTGTAATTCACTAAGTTGTTTTTTAAGTCTGCTTCCAAGATTTTCATCGGTTCTGACAATGAATAAATACCTTGCCTGACTTTATCCATGTTAAATCCTAAGTCTTCCATTTCCTTAATCCAGTACTGCGAGTTCCAGGGGTCATATCCAACCCATAAGGGTCTAATGCCATATGTTTGAATCATCTTCATGAACCATTGAGTAACCAAACTAAAGTCGTTTTGATTTCCTTCAGTTAACGTAACAAAGCCTTTCTTTATCCAAATATCGTAGGGTACATTGTCTTCCTTGATTCTTTTCTCTACAACTTCGCTTGGCATAAAGAAATGTGGTATAACAAACTTCTTATTGCTATCTCTTTTTTGAATCACTAGGACTGCTGCAGTTAGATCGGTTGTTGAAGATAGATCAACACCACCAATTGCATAAGAATCTCTTAACTCATCAATTGTATAAGCACCTTCATTATTTAAATCTTCAAACGATAACCAAGAGCCAGAGTCTGCTTGTTTGATATTGAAATCCTTACAAAGCATCGTTACTCTTGTCGATAAATCATGTTTTGATTTGTTCATGACATCTTCTAAGTATGAAGGAGTTTTAACGACACCAATACTTGGATTTGACTTTTGCCATGTCAGAGTATCTTCATAGATTTCTTTAGTTGAGTCTTGAGTATATAACCAAGCTAGTACTCTTTCATCTTGGACTTCACCTTTCAACATCTTTCTTGCATAATCTAGTTTGCTATCTAAAAAACCACCGATGGTTGTCCCTTCAGTGGTTATGATAAATATGAGTGGTTCTTTTTTGGTTGATTGAGATTGCTTGATCGCATCGTAGACTTTTGAATCGGTCATTTCATGTACTTCATCAATACATCCTACTTCGATGTTATATCCATCTTTATTTCTTGACTGAGCTGATAGTTTCTTTATCTTATTTTTTGTTTTTGGAGAATAGATATGAAAGATATTCTTTTTGCTTCTGGTTTCTTTTGATAAGGCAGGAGATTGTTCTCTCATATTGTTTATCTCTTCAAAAAGGATGTTCGCTTGTTCTGTTGTATTGGAAGCACAAACAATATCGACACCACCACTTGATAGAAAGAATTCAGCTAAATCGATGCCTGCAACAAACGTAGTCTTCCCATTTTTACGAGCAATCAGTAATATAACTTCATTGAATCTTCTAAGTCCTGAATCAGCCATTTTAAATCCATAAGCTGTTTGAATTAATGCTTTCTCCCAAAGTTCTAAAATAAATGGTAGTCCGTTGAATGGAGATTTGGTATGTTTGCAAAAGGTTTCAATGAAATCGATTCTTAAGTTGCCTGGTTTCTCATCAAAAATGTATGCTGGATGATCCAGATCTTGTATGAGTTGCTTCAATTGAGTTTTTAGTTCTTCTCCAGCTATGATGTTTCCTTTTTCAATTTCATTGTAATATTCGATTAAATAATTCATTCGTTTGCTCTCTTAAGAAATTCATCAAATGCATCATCTCCATCATCTACTTGTGTACCAAGAATTGTATTAAGTGTTTTAATGACTGTTCCATAAGAATTCACAAGTTTGGTATAGTACTTGGCTGCTTCAGTTTGTCGTTGCATTCCTTTAATTGATATCTGGATAGCACCATGTTTTCTAATTTGTTCTTGTAACTTATCAAGTTCCACTTTCATAAATGCAGCTTGATTGACTAAATTATCTACAAGTTCGCTTTTGGATTGTTCCACAGATATAAAGAGTGTCTTTAATCTATCATATTCAATTTGTACTT